CCGCCAAAGAAAAAACCAGAAACCCCTTTTAAGATTTCTGGTCGCAGCATGTGCTTTAGTTATTTGACCAAAAAATAATCATTAATAGCTTCAATTTTTCTTCTGATATTTTCCTCTTTGCTTGTTCAACATATCGGCAGTGTTGTCTTTTGGAGTGCCAAGAAATAAATGCTCTGGATTAACGCAAGAAGTGTTGTCGCATTTATGACAAACCAGAAGTCCTTTAGGACAGGATACAAACATAGCGTATGATACCCTATGTGCATAATGCCGCATAAATTTTCCGTATCCTTTTTTATTCTTATATCTAGTCCAAATCCAACATCCAGAAGAATGAGGCTCAAAATGTGTCAGGAATACTTTCTTGCGGCTTAACAGTTTATAGGGTATCTCTTTCATAATACATTCTCCTTAGTGGTTTAAAGAGAATGTATTTTTTATTGTTAAAATTGTCTATTTATTATGTGCTCTGTTCCAAATACGCTCTCCAATATGTGGGGCTATTCGTCCGTCCATCGTAGTTTCTGCGTAGCCAGATATGAAACCACACACATATGCGACCATGCCCATTCCAGATGTACCCATGGTACATGCTGTATTAACAACCCAATAAGTTACTGTTCCACTTACGCCTGCGTGCTCCCAAAAGAAACCCCATATAAGGTGTCCAGAGAATGCGTCCAGGTAATCTTTTAGGTTATGATCTTCAGGATTTAAAATCGTAGGAATACCGTAGTTCAAAACGTGAATCGAATGGAGATGAAAATGTTTGCACAAGAATAGCCCAATAGAATTTTCGATAGTTTCATGGACTTCAACAAGCCATCTGGATAAAGGTTTTCCATCGCCGATTTCTTTAGTTCTAATACCACCGTCAAGGAATATTCCAACGTACGCCGTTTTGTAGTCCTTTTCATACTCGGCTCTAATCTTGGTGGCCTCGCGCCCGTATCCGTAGTGTTCCATAACGTTTGCGGCTTGGTTAATAAGCGCTGCCATGGCTTGATCGGTGTACACTGCCGACATAAAATCCTCAGCCTCAAAGCTGGCGGCCACCCTCCTAGATATACCGACATCATCGGTTTGCGCCTCATGACGCTTTCGCAAGCTTTTAACAGACTCCTCATTAAGTCCAAAGTCTGCAAGGTCAGCCATTGGCGGGATCTCGGCAAATGCACCGGTAGACAATAAAAGCAAAATAATTAATCGCATTTTGACCCCTTACTCATTTTCTCAATGAGTGCGTTTAGTTTGGTTACATCACCGGACGCCCTTGCGTTAGCAATTTCAGTGCTACATTGTTTGATTTGGTCGGTGTTGTTCGTTCTGTAAATGTCAGCAAGCAATTTAACAAGCTCAACGACTGCAGAGATAATTGTTGGAACAATAGTTAACCACGCCGGCATAACCACCCCCTATATATTTGTTTGTTTGAATAAATATATTATACCACAATTTAAACAAAAAAAAACTCACTGATAAAAGTGAGCTTTCTTGATGATTAAACTTTGTATCGTTCAAGCCAATAGCTACTGCCCTCCGGCCTAATATCTCCGTCACGGTCAATCCAACCTGAGAGATACGCGGCGTTCCGACTTTTGATTTCGGCGTTAGGAAAGTATTTATACAAACACTGAACGAGCGAATGATTTTTGTTGCGACCAACGACGTACATCTCCAAGTCTTGAAATGTTCTAATCGTTTTAATTTGGCCATTTTCTTTTAAATAATAGTTTAAAATGGGATATCTCCGTCAAATATTGGAGGAGAATATTGCGAATCATCTGCTTTTATGCCAGCGGTTTTTATGATTTGCACTTCGTTACAAAGCAGACTGACGTCTACCATTGCCTCATTTGTTTTTTTACCAATGTAGCAGCCAACGTCAATTTTTCCGCTAACATATACACTAGAACCTTTTGACACGCGTTCAAGCATGCGCTCGCCAAGCTTTCCAAAACACAGGCATTTGATCCACATTGTTTTCGGATGACTGGATGAGCCAGTTGAAACGCCGATACTAAATTCGGTCCATTGTTTACTGCCGTCCTTCGATGATTTTTGTTCCGCATCGCGCCCGACATTGCCAAAAAAATTACATTGATTTAAAAAAGCCATTTTAATCTCCAATATTAGTGATGTGATAGGCCACAATGATTGCAGTCCCGATTGTAATTACAAAACTTATGGTTGTTAAAACCATAAATATATCGCCCATTAAATCGTTTTTCATTCTTTCCAGCTCCTCAACAATTCGCGTGCGTGTTCTAATATTCTAATCACGTTATCGGGATTGTCTCCGTGTTTCAAACATGACCTCAAATAATTATCAGCGTCGGTTATTGCCTGAAAATATTTGACCCCGTTCAACGCTTCTATTGCCTCTTCTTCATGCTCGAATTCAATTGTTATTTTCATTTGTTAACTACTCCAAACGCGGCGTTAATGTTTGTTTGTGTAAATTCTTTCCCGACCAATTGTTCACACATTGCGTCTAGCATATTGACTCGGTCTTTCACTTTCAGAAAGCCGCTCAGCTGCAAGATTTGCGTCGCGTTGCCTCTAACGAACGCATTATTAACGGTAGGTTTTTCGTTATTTTCAGCGGCTTTTTGAACCACAAGAGGCCGAGTAACCGGCGAAGAAACGATTTTTGAGGCGGTAGTTGCAACATAGCTTGTTCCTTTATTGCTGGCTTGATTGCCGTCGTCCTCGTCCGGCGCAACACCGACTACGGACTGCAATGAATACCGTCGCAGGTAGGTCGCGCATGAACCAAACGCTTGTGGAGTGTTCTGTTGAGGCGTCATTGAGAACCCAGAGCGTATCCACTGCCCGCTGACGTGTAGCAACATAGTATCACAGCTGACACGCCCATCGTCGTTCCCAAGCGACTGGATAACGCTCAGACCGTTATCTGTGAGAGGCTTGCGGCAAGCGTCCCAGACAGAGGCAAGGTCTGCATACTTGCTCTTGAAGTGAGGATTTACGCTATCTTTTTTTGCGTTCTCAATTGCGCCTTGAGCTTTGGCCAGTGCTGGCGCGAGCTTGTCGAGATTTTCTGTGTGAATCATGGCGACTCCTTAAATTTAATTTGCAAAGATTCTTTACGTTCATTGTGAGCAAACGTCAGCTCAATGCCGGCTTTTAAGTCCTCACGAACAACGTCTGTTTTCAAGACCCAGATCGTTTTTTGTTCAAGATATCGCTCAGGGACGACGCCGAGATATTCAACAGGAATGCAATTAGCGGAACTAAAAGCCTTTCTAATTTGGCAAACAAGGCTCGGAGCATTTATTTTTAAATGCATTTGTTTTTCTCGACCCCTGTAGCTGACGTGCGGTGTCGATTTTATCAAAAACAAACAATAGTTTTTGAGGCTCTCAACGCGTCGCTCCCATTTTTGCGCTTGATGTTTGTACTCCTGGGCGCGAGCATCGAACTCTGCAGCGCGCATTTTGCATGAGTCCATGTACCCGATCAGGCTGTCAACCTTTACATCAATTTCTTTCAGCGCCTCAAAATGTTGATGACAAGCCTCTTGTGTAATGTCCGGCATGTCATCGATTTCAGTTTCAAGCACGTTCAAGCCTTTCAACAAATCAAATAGACTCATGAAACCACCAGTCCTCTCTTTGCAAAAAACTCTTTAAGCGCTTGTCGAACGACGCTTGTTAGCGTGTATCCGTTTTTTTCGGCCCAATCGATAATGACTTTTTTCTGAGCTTTTGGAACGATTGTGACTAACCTGTGATATTCTGTTATGTGAGCACTCATTGATAACCTTTCTGAAACATTGTTAATAAACGCACAATTATGGGGTGTATTTATGTCACAAAGAGTCGAATTAGCCAACAGAAATATTGCAGATTTGGCACCTTTTTTTGCACAAAGATTGACCTTGGCCTTGGAGGATTGCGTTGCCGACGGCTATTTCATTAGAATGTTCGAGGGATATCGCACCAGAGCGCGACAGGATTGGTTATATGCGCAAGGGCGAACGCGCACTGGCAAAACAGTGACCAACGCTAGAGCCGGTCAAAGCTGGCATCAAATGTGCGTTGCCAGCGATGTGGTCGGGTATATAGACGGGCACTGGGATTGGAGTATCAACTACGATAAAGTAGATGTGATCTTTCATGACCACGGCTTTGAAAGCTTAAAATTCGAAAGGCCTCACTATCAAATTAGAGGCGGACTCACTATTGCAAGGGCCAATGATATTGTTTTAAAGCAAGGGCTATTGGGCCTATGGTCAATAATTGAACATTCGCTTTGAAGTTGGCAATTTATGCGTTTTGTGCTTATGATGAGACTTCAAAAAAGAAAGCGGATCGGAGCCTAATCCTCTCCAATCCGCAACACTATGAGAGATTTCGAAGCACTCATAGCTGAAACAATTATACAACATCGTCAGCTTCAGCGATACAACTAAAAGGGTTTTGCTATGGCTCGTTTTGACGGTGGGTGGATTAAACTTCACAGAAAATTATTAAACGAAGAATGGTCGGAGTTGCTGGACATTCTTGCTAAAGGGTTGTTCCTTGAGCTGTTACTGATGGCAAATTATAAGGCATCGCGCTATTTAGAAGCGGGTGTTGTTCAAATATTGAACAGAGGTCAGGTGTTAACTAGCATAGTCGAGTTAAGTGCAAAAGCGAAAATGGAACGACCTGCCGTGAAAAAACGTTTAGACATTTTGGTTAAAACTGGAACAATTACCTACAAATCAAACAACCATGGAACGATCATAACTATCGTTAATTATTGCAAATATCAGAGTGACGATACAGCACACGATACAGCACACGATACAGCACACGATACAGCACACGATACAGCACACGATACAGCACACGATACAGCACACGATACACATAGTGAAGAAGTAAAGAATCTAAAGAAGGTAAAGAAAGAAAAGAAGGTAATAACTATACCCTCGCTTGCGCTCGCGAGTGAGTGGTTAAATTTAGGTCAGTCATGGCTTGATTTCGCTTTGGGTGAAATGCCTTGGCAATCGAAGCAATCAAATTGGAATGCCGATTCTTTTGGCAGGGAGCTTGAACGCATCGGCAAGGTAATGGGCATTCAACCCAGTGGCCTATCGGAGATTTTGCAAAAGGTACGCACTGATGATTTTTGGCGCAGCAACGCGGCATCACCGTTTGGCCTTTTGAAAAGAAGTCATAAAAGCGGACTCAGAAAAATTGATAACATCATCGTTCGAATGAAAACCAAAAGCGACAGGGAGGCCCAAGGGCTTGCTGATCTTGTTAACAGCGGATATACGGGCGAGAATTTTATACCATTTTGAACATTGGAGTTCTTTGATGAAAACGACATTCGGACAATTTACTAGCTTTATGACTAACCTAAAAAAGACTTTACCAAAATATGCGCCAGAGCTGGAACAAAGCACAGTTGCTTTATGGTTCGACGCTCTGAACCAAATCGAGGTTGAAGAACTGAGATATATTTATAAGCATTGCATCGATAACCTCGATGCCTTCCCTTCGATCAAACAAATTAGAGAATTGTCTCAGCGTAACGTGAATGACGGCTTGCCTAAAGACCCCTTGAGGGCGCTGATTGAATCAGCCAGTAGAAACCCTATGGACATACATCCGAGCGTCAATGATTTGGCCGAGCGCCTTGGAGGATGGAAGGTGATTGGTCAATGGCCCATCGACAGCTACGATTATAAACGCAAGCACGTCAATGAGATGTGGGAAAAAATTAGATATGAAATTTCAATTGGCACCAAGCCAACCGTGATTGACAGAATACAATTCGCACCATCAAAAATTCCTGAGCGCAACGGCGATATAGCTGCAACGCTTTTGTTGGAAACAGAAAATGCCGAAAAAGGTATTGAAACGGTTTTAGATTTTCAAGAGCCAATGAATCGCACTGATGAGGGCATGAATAAAATTAGAGCAGAGCTTGCTCAGTTGCGTGCAAGCATTCGAGTGTATAAAAAATGAATAGCGGTTTGCTTAACGACTTAGCTAAGTAGCAACACAGAGTAATTTGGGATACGCGTATACGCGATGAAAATTAATAATTTTCGATTCAAATAGCAAAGATTAGTTACGATGAGTTACCAATTAATTTTTATATTAAATGTAATTTTCATTGTAGTTAGCAACAATTGATGGTAGTATGCGCTAGCAATACCGCTTTTGATCGTGCATAGGAGATAAATGTTTAAAAACATAACAGCCGAAGAAAGAAAAGCCTTTAAGGAAAAAAAAGAGGCTGAGTTTAAAAAAATAGAGGATCAATTTTTATCAACGGCCAAAATTGGGGTAGTTAATTTTTATAAATTAATACCCATGAGATACAAAAGAAATTGGTTGAAGGCTCATCTTGGCATTGCATCAAAGAAACAAGCCATTGCCGCGCAGTGTGCAAATTGCGTTGGATATTCTGATGTTCAAAGTGAAGTGGCAACTTGCACGGCTTATAATTGCGCTCTTTATTTCTATAGGAGTTACAAATGACAACACACACAAATTGGAAGCATCAAGCCAAGCCAAGCTTCAATGCGAAACGAAATGATCCAGAAAAATATTCTAAAATTTGTCCCGAGTGCTCAATGCGATTTGGTCAACCGGACGTTCTAGGCTGGATCGACATTAGAATATGCGCGCCTTGCGCATTGACAAGAGCAAAAAAAACTAAGGTCGCTCGCGAGCGTGGCCATTGAAATATATTTTATTTTGCGCCAGTTTCTTTGCAGGATTTTATGTGTCTAAAAATATATACGCCGATAAAACTTCATGTGACAACGGCGTTGTGATTACGACGTGCATCGATCCAGATGCCGTGGCATTAGGTAGAAAACATCGTCGGGCGCTTTGGACTAATCAATAGAAAGAAATAAAATGATTGACTTAGAGAATATACTTAAACTTGACGACGCAATAGACGAAGCGAGGCAGGGATGATTGACAAAGATACTATAGTTGTGTGGTTTTCATGTGGCGCTGCCAGTGCTGTGGCGGCAAAAAAAACTATAGAGGTTTACGGTAATGATTATTTTATCAAAATTGTAAACAATCCAGTAAGCGAAGAACACCACGACAATCAAAGGTTTTTAAAGGACGTTGAAAAGTGGATCGGCGTATCGATTGAATCTTGTTACAATCCGAAGTATCCGCATAACTCGGCTCATGAAGTCTGGCAATCTCGCAAATATATGTCTGGCATCAAAGGTGCGCCGTGTACTTTGGAACTAAAGAAAAAGGCTCGGCAACATTGGGAGGCAAACAATAAGTTTGATTTTCTTGTGTTGGGATTTACGTTTGATGAGATAAAAAGGCATCAAAAGTTTATCCAGACTGAAAAATCTAACGTGTTACCAGTGTTGATAGATTTAAAACTAACAAAAAATGATTGCTTCGATATTTTATTGCGTGAAGGTTTAAAACTGCCAGAAATTTACAACCTTGGATATCCTAACGCCAATTGTATAGGTTGCGTTAAAGCAACGTCACCGACATATTGGAACCACGTTAGACGCCAGCACCCAGAACAATATGAGCAAAGATCAACACTAAGCCGAGAGTTAAATGTCAGACTCGTTAGGCATAAAGGCAAAAGAATTTTTTTAGATGAGTTGCCAGCAGACGCAATTGGATTGCCCATGAAAAATTTAAAGTCAGTTGAGTGCGGTATCTTTTGCGAAGAAAAGAAATAATTAAATCAAGTAAAAAAGTGCGATAAACCTGTCTCAATTGCCAAGCAAATTTGCTCCTCTTTAGAAGCAGAGAGGCCTTGACTGGCACCACTGTAATATAAAATTCCATGCGTCATTTCGTGCAACAAAACGGACTTCCAATCGCAGCCTTTTAAAAGATATATTTCTTTGCTCTCTGGATTAAAAGCTCCGAGCAATTCTTGTTCATCATCCTCTAAATAGGGAACCACCCTCACGGAAATCTTTTGGCCTAAAATATCTACCGCGCGCGGCGGGTGCAAACGGTTAAACGGAGATCGCTTTGCCATATACGATTACCCTCCCATTGACGATTGGCAACACATCGACAAATGTTTTGCCGTAGTTGTCGACGTGCAAGATAGCCAGCGCCTTCGTCCATCCGGTCGGCGTTGGCTGATGAGCCGTTTGTTTTTCATCACTAACATGGCCGAGGCTAATAGCGTAATTAGTACCGTCAAACACATGTTGTACCCTGTGTGTGTGGCCGCTAATAGTGTTGCGTCGATACTTAGCCAGGTTAGTCGTGGCAACGTGCTGGTTGAAATAAAAACCGTGCATCAAAGTACAATCGCCAATGACGCAAGAATCCCATTTTGTATACTTATGCCACACCCATTTTTTATTTGTTGTCTCGTTTCTTATCTTGATTTTTAACAGCGTTGGCCAGTCTGGAACTAGACCATGCAACTCTCGGCAATTGCGAGAAATGTATCTGCTCAATCTATATTCATGATTGCCTTCTAACAAATGGACCTGTGCGCCTGATTTCAAATGACTTGCCCAAATCGTTAGAATCTTATTCCAATCATCGATATCGTCAGACAACATATTCTTGCGCTCTGGATCTTTATCGTAACTAGATATCTGAAAACAATCTAACCCATCGCCCAACTGCACTAAGCCGTCGGGGTTTATTTCTTTGATGATTTTGGTGATTAGTTTGGTTGTTGTAACACAGTGGAATGGAATATGCACATCAGGAATCACAAGGTAAGTTTTCAATCGGTCACCTCCAAGCAATGTGTTTTATCAATTTTACCACATAAATTTTGCAAGCGTTAATGTCGGCCTTGTGCGACTAAGCAAATCTTGGTATTATAGTATTATTATTAAAATCATCGCGCCTGTTGTGCAGGCAATCATTGGTCGTTGAGCGACGAAGGATGGATGTTCACATGAAGCAAAAAGGCGGCGTCAGAGAAGGCGCAGGTCGACCCGTAAAGGTGTTCGACTGGGAAAAAATCAAGCAATATGCCTACATTCAATGTACGCAAGTTGAAATCACTTACCTGTTAGATTGCGATATGAATACGCTCAATGCCGCTTGCAAAAGAGAACAAGGCGTTGATTTTTCAGATTTTTATAAAATTAATGCCGAGGGAGGCAAAGCGTCGTTACGTCGTCAGATGTTTAAAACGGCGATGAGCGGCAGCGTTCCCATGATGATTTGGTTGTCAAAAAACTACATGAACATGAAAGAAAATTGGTTGTTGCCTGAAAGCATCGCGCCGATCGTCATGGCCTACACTCCCAACGTCAAAACGTTGCCCGTCGACGACGACGCAGCGAACGATTCAAACACTATAACCATCGAGAGTGAGCCGTGAGCAAGATGATAGACACGACAAAAAAATATCGCGACATAGACACGTTGAAGTTTGACCCTGCGAACGCACGCGTGCACGATGAACGCAACATTCAAGCGATCGTCGACAGTCTAACGATGAACGGACAACGTAAACCAGTGGTCATATACTCGGACATGATCGTCGCTGGCAACGGAACAGTGGCGGCGGCGAAACGTCTCGGTTGGACCGAAATATGGGTCAACGACGACCCGTTCGACTCGTTAGACGCTGCGAAAGCGTACGCCGTTCAAGACAATCAAACTGCGGCTCTCGCGTCGTGGAACGACGATCAATTGGACGACACGTTGACCGATTTAGTGGAAAAAGGTTGGATTTTGAAAAGCCTCGGTTTCGACAAAATGCCAGGCGCCCTCGAACCTGATGAAAACGAAGACAAAAAGGTCAAAGAATTAGACGAATTTTGCATGTACGTTACGTGTGCAAACGAAACTGATTTGCGTGATTTGTTCGAAGAATTAACGTCACGAGGCATAGAGGTTAAATTGACATGATGAAAACGTACACAGTTCATTTGAAATCAGACCCGTCAACAACGTTCATGTCGACCAAAGCAGCGCAGTCGATGGACATCGACGTGACGAAAAAACTTGCACACGATTTGTCCGTCACAGCAGACGTCGTAACGTCGTACAACGTCGGGTTAATTGTCGGCAATTCGGGGTCAGGTAAAACGACGTTAACACGTCAAATATACGGTGACGATTGTTTCACGTCGTCGTTAGACGCGACACGACCGATCATAGACCAGTTTCCTGACGACATGACGTACGACGACCGCGCGAACATATTGAACGCGATCGGGTTGAGTCAGGTCGTGTGTTGGATACGCCCTGTCGCGACGTTGTCCAACGGTCAGAAGTTTCGTGCCGAGGCAGCCCTGAAAATAGCGCACGCTCGCGACGGCGAAACCATTTGCATCGACGAATGGACGTCCGTGGTCGACCGCACCGTTGCAAAAGTCATGTCGCACGCATTGCAAAAATCAGCACGTAAATTCAACAAACGTTTCGTTTTGTGTTCGTGTCACGACGACGTTATCGAGTGGTTACAACCTGATTGGGTGATCGATTGTAATAAACAAACGTACGACGACCGGAGGTCGCTTCGGCGCGAGCGCACGGAACGACTCGACTTCGAAATCAGGGAAGTCCACCGATCGACGTGGCGCATGTTTGCACGTTATCACTATTTGAGCGATCGACTGCCAGGCGGAACGTTGCACACGTTCGGTTTGTTTCACGACGACCAACAGATAGGGTTTCAATGTTTCGCCAATTACGTGCCAACGAAAAAGGGTTCGAAGAACATGATCTATCACTCAAACCGTACGGTCATCCATCCTGACTACGTCGGTTTGGGGTTAGGCATAAAAATCATCGACGAAACGTCGAAGTTGATGAAAAAAATGCACACTTTTAGAATCATGGCTAAATTCAGCAGTTTGCCTGTTTACAAATCGATGATTAAAAATTCGTCATGGAAGTTGTTGAACGCTCAAACAGAAACAAGCAAACCAACAGGCACGCTTAGACGCTCGCGTAACGCGACGACACGTAACAAAGTCAAATGGTATTCGTTTGAATACGTCGACGTGTCGTCGTGATAGGATCGACGCCCACGCTCGCTGAGTTCAATCCTAACATCATACCGTTTCAATCGCGTGTGATAAACGACCTGACGACGTACGACTACAGTTTGGGGTCACACGAGGTTCTCCTAAGTGGGTCAGTCGGAAGCGCAAAATCTATACTCATGGCACATATTATAATCAGGCATTGTTTGGAAAACAATCGTGCACGTTTTTTAATCGGTCGTCGCGCTCTCCCAGATTTAAAAGACACGTTGTACGCCAAGATACTGGAACACCTCGAATCGGTCGACTCACGTTATTATCGCGTGTGGGCTAACACGGGAAAAATATGGTTCGTCAACGGTTCGGAAATCATATCTAAGTCGTGGGCAGATAAACGATACAGCAAACTTAGATCGCTTGAATTGTCGGGCGCAGCTATCGAGGAGTTGACGGAAAACAAAGGCGACGACGAACAAGCGTACCACGAAATCAAGATGCGCGTCGGTCGACTACCGCACGTCAAGTGTCCGATCATGATATCTGCGACGAACCCCGACAGTCCGTCTCATTGGGCTTATAAACATTTCATCACGCCGAACAGTGGCGGAGAAAAACACGCGACTCGTCATGTTTATTATTCGCGCACTGAAGACAATCCTTTTCTGCCGCCTCAATATATTCAACAACTTAAAAACGACCTCGATCCGAAACGTGCAAAAAGAATGCTGTACGGAGAATGGATCGAGATACAAGACGAAGTTATCTATTACGCATATGATAGTGCGCTTCAATACTCTAAGAAACCATGGACGCCTCGCCCTGAAACACCTATCATGATTAGCTTTGACTTTAACATCGGTGACGGCAAGCCATTGAGCGCCTGTGCTATTGCTTATGAGGATGGAATATTTCACGTCTTTGCTGAGGTCATTATCGAAGGCGCAAGAACAGAAGAGGCTTGTCAGGAATTTTATGACCGAGGTATCATCGTCCCAGGCAAGCACTATGAGCTATACGGTGACGCCTCTGGCAAGGCTAGGCATACATCGTCCACAAGGTCAGACTATGAAATCATCAAAGAATCATTTGACCGCAACGGGATCAGCTACAGGTATTGCGTCCCGCTGGCCAACCCTGCAATTAGGACACGCCACAATACCATCAACGCCTACTCTCGCAACGCTCTCGGACAAACCAGACTGTTTATCCACAACTGCCCAACAATTGATGAAGCCTTGAGGCTGACAGCTTTTAAAAAAGGTGGTAACATAATCGAAGATGATTCAAAAAAATATCAGCACGTTGGGACAGCGCTAGGCTATTGTCTGGTTAGAAAATTAGCCGATCAAGAACGCGGGGTAACTCGTTCTATTATATTGTAAAGGGATTACAATGATAAATATTAAGTACGCTCTTAAATGTGTCAGCCACCAATCGAGTGACCTTCAAACCAACTACAAAATGCTTGATATTCTCGAGGGCAATCTTGAGCCTTACTTGCTTAATGGCCTGACTCGTTTACTGTCGCCAAGGGTATTACAATACGCCGTGGAACGATTGGTGCCGATCAACATCATCCCAAGATACATTGATAAGCTTTCAACAATTTATCAAACTGGCGTACTTCGCGAGGTTGCCGACGGCACTCCTTCGGACGCCGATTTGCTATCGTGGTACGAGGATGAATTAGACATCGATATCGTCCTACATCAATCAAATCGACTGTACAACGCATGCCGCGCCACACTGATTCACCCGTACATGGGAGATGATGGCCCGGAGTTGCGCATCATACCAAACGATAGGTTTGTTGTTTGCAGTGATAACCCCATAGAGCCAACCAAGCCGACAATGGTGATATTGCTTGCTGGCGGCGATATGCAAGGCCGCAAAATTTACTGGGTGTATACTGCTACAGAATTTTTGGTTATTAAATCGGACGAAACTATTGACTACTCGGCAATGGAAGCTATGGGCATTCCAGACGGCGTAAACCCTTACGGCGTGTTGCCTTTCATCTATGTAAACGCTAGCAATTTGCGCTTGTGTCCTTACCCAGATAAAGACTCGATTCGCATGGCTGAGTATGTTCCCAGTGCGTTGACTGATTTAAACTTAGCGGCACTCTTTGCATCATTCTCAATCACGTATATTATGAACGGCGAAGTGTCCGACCCGACTTACGCGCCCAATGCCCTGTGGTTCCTGAAAGCCGACGATCCCGAAAAGGACGTTAAAGTCGGCACAATCAAGCCTGAAGTGAGCTACAATGACGTGCTCAACCTGATTCAAACCGAGCTATCCCTGTGGCTCGGCTCAAAGGGTATTAAGACTGGCAGCGTCGGCTCTTTGAACGCAGATAGCGCAGCCTCTGGCATTGCAAAAGTAATTGATGAGGCTGATACGTTCGACGTGAGACAAGCGCAAGCGTTGAAGTTTCAATGTGCCGAGCATGAACTATGGGAATTGATTTTAGAGTACATGCACCCAGTTTGGGTAGCACAGGGGTTGGTTGAAAACAGGGCGTCATTTACAGCCGGTGCCAGTGTTTCAACTAAGTTTGCTATTGTCCCAGTCGGAACTCAACGCAGCGCTTTGATTCAAGAGCAACGCGACGAATACGCCGCAGGGTTTACTACTCGAACCCGTGCAATCTCTATGCTCAATCCTCAAATGAGCCTTACTCAAGTTCAAGATTTGGAAGCTGAAATAGACTTCAAGCGATACCCTGTGGAAAAACCACAGCCGTCGGCAAACGTTAGTAATGACGACCAAATTGCAGAGGTTAATAATGAAGACGAAATGGCAGCGCTTTAATGTCGATTTGCGTGATTTTGGCCTGACTAAAGATCAAAAGTCCGAGGTTGGCGACCTCATTGTTGAGCGTATTGTTGCCCGTACCGACAAGGGCATTGACGTTGACGGAGAGAAATTTGTTGGCTACTCAAAAGCGTATCAAGATAGCCTCAACTTTAAAATTGCTGGTAAATCTAAAGGCAATGTAAATTTGCAATTGTCCGGAGATATGTTAGCAGCATTGCAAGTCCTGAAACAGGACGGCAACAAATTGACGATTGGTTTTGAACGCGGGACCGAAGAAAATGCTAAGGCCGACGGTAATATCAGGGGAACATATGGCCAACAAAAGGCCAATTCATTTAAGTCTCGCGATTTTTTAGGTATCAGTGACACCGAGTTGGTTAAAATTGTGAAAACAATTAAGCGCGGCACTCCAAAAGGTAACGCAATATAATGGCGAACAAAAACCCAGTCATACAATTTAAAAGTATAATCACTAAATTAAACAAAGTGTTGCAAGCAAGTGTTAAGCCACAGGCTCTTAAACCAACGGCAACATTTGCGCGTGACTTGGTAGTGAAACGAACACGCTTAGGCTACGGTGTTGCCATATCTGGCGGCTCTAAAGAGACTTTGAAAAAACTGTCGCCGAATTACGTCAAGCAGCGCAAAATGTTTGCAGGATTGCATTCATTGACAAGGCCAAACAAATCAAACTTAACGCGCACGGGACAAATGCTCGACTCACTAAGTGCCGACACAAAAACGGGATCGATTATAATCAAGCCCACGGGCACCAGACGCGACGGTGAAACCAATTACAACATTGCAAAATACAATGAGGACGGCGGCAAGGGTCGGCCACGCAGAATATTTATGAATATTTCTGAGCTTGAATTTAACCAAATCAAAAGATTTTATAGAAAAATGTTTGGTGACTTGGTAAAGTCTAGAAAATAATGATACAATAATAACAATCAGGAGAATTAATATGATACTTGAAGTTGCACCTGTGGTGCCACAATTAGAGGTTGCGCCTGTGGTGCCACCAGAACCGCAAATGATTAGTTATGAATCACACCGCAAATTGTTAGATGAAAAAAAGAAAGTTCAAGGTGAGCTTTCTATTTTGTTAGCTGACAAGAAAGCAAGAGACGAATCGGAAGCGGTCAGACGTGGTGATTTTGAATCACTGTTAAAATCGCGGGATGAAGAGCTTGCAAAGGAACGCGGCGAACGTCAACAACTGCAGAACAGAATCACAACTGGATTAAAAATGAACGCGGTAATCGACTCACTAGGCGGGAACATTGATCCCAAGTGGTATCAGTTGATTGACACCTCAGAAGTAGTTCAAAGTGAGACTGGCGAGCTTGATCCGATGACTGTTGCGAGAGTGTCTGAGGCACTTAAAAAGCAATGGCCAGAGATGGTTAAGACTGCTAGCAAGCTACCAACGGCGGCACCGCAAGGTCTAATCGCAGGTGGTACTAAAATCGCTGAATCAGAGTGGAAAAATTTAACGGGTAAACAACAGGCATTGTATGGTTTGAATGATGTAATTTGGGGTTATTAAACTAATTTATAAAGGAATATAAAATGGCATCTATTAATATTGGCGATAACGCGAGTCAGGTAATTAAATATTGGTCACAACGCGCAACTACTCAGTTGCGTGAAAAACTGCTTATGGGCGGCTTGGTAAACAAAGACTACCAAGGCGAAATCAAGGCAATGGGCGACACCGTTAAGATTTACTCTGTAGCAGCTCCTACGGCTACTGTAAACACTATCGGTACATCTAACAGCAACGTGTTTACCGGCTCGGCAGTATCCACAACCTCTGTTGATTTAGTTGTTAACAAAATTGCTACTGCAGCATTCGAATTTTCATCTGAAAATGAAATGTTGTCGATGCTAAACAGCAAAAACAGCGAGTGCATGTCCTCTTTAGTTTTCTCCGTTGAGAAGGCTATCAACAGTCACTTGTACTCTGTAATGGTGCCTTCAACTACGGCTCCCGACCACACTGTTGGCTCGGTTGCTACTTTTGACGCAGCGGCATTTTTGGCTGTCAGACTGTTGGCGGCAACCGCTAAGTGGGACACAAACAAGCCTTGGTACGCTTTGCTGGATCCTCTTTACTACAGCCAACAATTGGCGCTTACAACTAACGTTTCGTCGGACTTCGTTGGAGATCGTCCGGTTGTGTCGGGCCTAATTGGTTCTCCTCGATACGGCTTCACTATGTACGAAGACAACAGCCAAGCACCAGCGACGGCTGGCCAAGGTTATTTCTTCCACCCAGACGCAGTAAACTTTGCAATGGCGTCAAGCCTAGAAGTTAAAATGTCTGACCTTCACCCGACTGGAAAGCACGGCGTCATGCTTTCGGTTTCATGTTTGTACGGAGCCGCTCTCGGCATCGCGGGCGCAACAAAATGTATCAAAGTTACTGCTGCAGCGTAATGTAGCGAGGGGGGGTGTAAAAACCCCCTCTTTTATTTGGAGTTTTCTATGCTCGCCTTTGATTCCACTAATCCGTATGACTCACTTGGAGTTTTGATTGCCGACAACCCAGACGCTCTGGTAGAGTTAATCAGAAAAATACGGACACCAATTAAAATTCATTTCATTGTTCCATTTGGACAACGACAGGCCGCCTATTACACGGGCGATTTGAATGCGAGAAGGGTCACATCTGATGCCACTTTCACCAGCGTTAAACGACCGCGAGTTTCAAAAATTTGAAGTCGGGCCTGATGATGAAACTAGGGTAAAGACTTCAGGCTATACGTTCATTGATGCCAACGGCGCACTTGTATACCCGCAATTAGACGCCGACGGCTCGTTGCCTTCGAGCATGGTGCCTTCGGGCCTCAAGATTGCGGGACGCATTACTGAGGTGGTAATAAACGCCACAACGTGGACGGCATTACCTGCGACGCCACTTGCTAGTAGAAAATCAATGGCCATTCAAAATTTTAGTGGCCAATTAATAAAATTAAACTATGGACCATCAACGCCAGGACTCACAGGCGTGTATGTTATGGACCAAAACGAGCGTTTCTATGACATATCTGACACAATTTTAATTTACGCAAAATCAACATCTGGCACTTGCACAATAGTGACAGAAGAAATTTCATAATGACAGTCATTGCCGCAAAAAATGGGACAGTGCTGCTTGCGCCGATATATAATGTATTAGTCCCTGCGAATACTACTGTAGAAATCGATAGTGTATTAAAATCATCATTCTCAGTAATAGATTATTTAATGAGTTTTTCTAACGGAACAAATCTAAGAACTAATCGTTTGATGATTAGAAATAATGGCGTCACGGTTAGTGATCAAATGTATGGCAGAAGTGGATATTCATTTGCTATCAGTGTACAATCGACAATATCCGGCACAGATTTTAAATTGAGTGTTATCAATAACGAGAGTTTTTCAGTGCTTGCCAGATTTTCTAAAACAATAGTTTAGGGAGGTTTACATGGCTAGAGATTTATTTGGTGTAGAAATTGGCGTGTCTATTTTCGAGGAAAATGGCGCAAACTTATCTAACATTATTTCCGGCACGGCAAGCCCTGACGGGGTTTCGGGAGCACAGGGAGCTTCGCCGATCGGAAGTTTATATCTACGCTCTGGTACTAGCCAGTTGTTCCAAAAGACCGCAAACGTTGGAGCCGCGGGCGACTGGACAATATTCTTGTCGGGTATGGGCAAGTGGCGCCGTGAGAAATTAACTGCCGTTACTAACGACACAGTCTCTGTTGGCTCTCGAAACTTGTCGACAACACCGTTTGCAGATGACCAAGCGCCTCTGTTAACCGCCGCTGATTTTGTCGCGGGTGATTTTATTATCGCCGATGCCGACGGCACTCCTGTGTTGCTTGAAGTTACAGCGGTTTCATCGCCTTCGATTACGCTAGCGGCGGCTCAGTTTGCATTAGTTGCGGAGGATACATTTGTTTGTATCAACTATCTGCCAGATGTAGCGGGTGGCGAAAACAGAGCGGTAGTAAATTACAACGGCTCTATTGTCGTAAAAATTGCTGATATCGATTGGTCAATTGCGACTGGCATCAATCTAAGCTCCGGTTACGTTGCGGCATCCGGTAACGTTGCGGCAAATGACACTGTTGAGGCTGCAATTGCTAAGCTTGACGGCGTAAACGACAACCAAGACACGTTGTCCGGCGTTGCTCAGGGCAGCACAGACCTCGGCAGTTGGACCTCTCCTGTCGATCTTTTGTTTTCGGCGACTAGCACCGTCAAAGCGTTGTTTCAGCGTATTGGCGTACTCCTTATGCAACTTCGTGGCGTACAAACCGCGTCGTTCACTACTGCAATCACGGCTGACAGTGTACCAACCGCGAGCGTTCTCGCTGTAAAATGGCTAGTGTATGCGTATGTCACGGGCACGCCCGCAAACGCGCAAGCCTTTGAAGTTTACGGGATGACTAACGGAACACTTGTGGACGACACAGTTTCAAGTATTCTAAACGTTGGTTCCACGTTCAACCTGTCGCGTGTTGTTGACATAAGCGGCGGTGATATGCGCCTTCGCTTGTCTACATCTGGCTCGGCTGTAACGGCAATCATTCGCCGAATTGAAGTCGTCAAAACTGTATTGTAATTTGAGGTTAACGTGACTGATTCTACGAGATCATTAGTAGTTCAAGACGGGGTAGTAATGGAAGGCGGCGCGGGGGTATTTTCCGGCGCTGACTCTCCTGTTTTTGATGCTCCTGTCGGCAGTCTATATTTGAAAACGGATACCGCACGTTTCGTCAAAATATTGGCGGGGGCTGGCGGTGAAAACTGGCAGCAAGAGATTTTTACTGCAAGCGTAGCCGACCGGTTGACGACGACAGTTTATAACAATTCAGGCGCTACCATAATAAAAGGCTCGGTCATTTACATTGACGGCTCGCACGGTTTTTTGCCTACGATTGCGCTATCGCAGGGTAATAGTGATGCCGCGAGTGCTCGGACTTACGGACTAGTTGTCAGCGATATAAACGACCAAGGAAGTGGCACTGTAGTTCACGCGGGACTTTTAGATAATTTAGACACGCATTTATTGACTGAAGGCAACATTCTATATCTAAGCCCGACAGTGGCGGGCAACATTACAATGACGAAGCCTGTGCCTCCTCAGCACATTGTATTTGTCGGCGTGTGCACTCGTTCACACCCGACATTCGGCACAATTGAAGTCTCGATTCAAAACGGTTACGAGCTTGCGGAATTGCATGACGTTGTGGCCCTGACTCCCACCGATAAGGACGTTATACGTTACGAGACTTCAACTCAAACCTGGCGTACATCTCCGACATTAACGACGTTAGAAACAACCGTAGCGGCTCTATTTGACGTTGCAGTAACGTTTTATCTGTTGCCTGGAGATCACGGCCACACTGTTTATTTGACTTGGGCTGAGGCAAGCTCACTAATGCTAGGCACAGTTGCAAGTGTAGTTCGAAATAGTTCCGCAACATCGTCAGGTACGGCACACGTCCACTCGGTTACAATAACATGGGACACAACCTGCTACAATTTTGTGGCAACGTCCGCCACGGCGCTTGCGCACGGTCACGGTTTCACGTCTAGTTCGCCATCATCGTCGTGGCAGATATTAGGCCGCACACAATTGACCGTTGCGGCCAACGCAACTTCTATATTGACGATACCGCCGCGGACTTTGCTTAGATTAACCGCGATTGTGACAGGATATTCGGGCAATGGGATTGCTAGTTTCAGATTTGGTGGCACGGCGGGTGCCGTAGATAGCGGCAACAATTATAACACTCGTTTTTTGCGTATAAACTCTGGAGGCAACAACAACTTTACGGACGTTTCAACGACGAGCACTAGCTATTTGCGAATGGCTTCGCAAGGGGTAGTTTTAGGGCGTCAATACGTTGCCAACGTGACCAATTTTACAACAAAAAGAAAGATGGTTAGTATCAACACCGCGACCGAGGCTGGCGCTGTTGGAACGGCTGCAAACATCGACGTTGGGCAAGGCATGTGGGCTAACACAACGCAGCAAATTGTCAGCGTTCAATTGATTTCGAATAATAACAACCTTTCAATCGGAAGCGGGTTTATTGTTGAAGGGATGAATCTCGTATGAAAATATGTTTCAACTTACAATCTCAAAATGAAAATAAAAGTCCTCTGTTGGACGGTAATTATCCATTTATTGTCTATGAAGTTGACGATGATTTTCAATGCCCACAATATTTTTCAGAAATGACGGTAGAAAATTTTACAGCCTACAAAAATTCATTTGATATCACGGCTTATCTAGCCAGTATTGAGCCACCGATTGAACCCGTTACCGCACGTCAAATCAGGCTAGCATTGTTCCAATACGGGATAACAGAGTCGATGATTGACGCGTCAATTGCGGCAATGGATGAGCCGCAACGTAGCACTACAATGATAGGCTGGAAGTACGCTGGGTCATTTGATCGAGTAAACCAATTTGTAGACTTGATCGGTAGTGATATGGGCATGACTCCTCAGCAGATTGATCAGCTTTGGGAATTAGCTAAAACTTTATAGAAAGGCAACAACATGACTACAAGCTTAATAACTCAAAGAGTTTTGCATCAAACAACCGATGTTTCAATTGCCATGGGTGACTATCGGGCGGGCGTCTATGCAATGACATATGTTGCCGGACAAAAATTGTACGTCGGCACTAGCGCTCCGATGAACAATTTATGGATTGAAATTTCAACCGCCGCGGTAATAGCAACTGGCGCGCCCGTAGTCGAAGTTTGGTACAACCAATCTTGGGTTAATGTAGTCGATATTATTGACGAAACATCGGCAATGACAGTATCAGGCCGCCTTTCTTGGACGCTAGACTTGTTTAAGAGTTGGGACTATGAGCAATTATCAACAACTGTTGGTATAGCAAACACCTCGATTTTTAATAGATATTGGTTGCGTATTTCATGGCCAAACAATTTTTCAGCAACAATTGGTTTTATCGGTCAAAAATTTTCCAACGATCTCAGCTTTGCAAGTACATATCCAGACCTCATGCAATCAGCAATTTTGACCGGCTTCAAAGCTGGGAAAACAAACTGGAACGAGCAACATTTCATGGCTGCAGAGTTTATTGTAAAGGACTTGCGCCGCCGCAATATTATACTAAAACCTGGCCAAATAATGGACTGGACCGTGTTTGAGGAGGCTTCAAATCACAAGGTTTCAGAATTGGTATACCAAGCTTTCGGTGCCGCCTACAAAGATCAGGCAATTGAATCGAGAAAAAAATATGAAATTGAAATGAGCACTCGGACTTATGTTATTGACCTAAATATAGACGGTCACATTTCAGAGGACGAAGCACAAAACAAATCAGGCTGGATGACAAGATGACAAAAATTGCAGACATTTACAACGCTATCGTCGTGAAAATCGAGACAGCCTTACCTACATTTACACGGTTGCCTAATCCGTATGCCCTCGATGAGAATACGGCACTCCTAATGCGAAACTCGTATGGTATTGCCATTGGAGGGGGTACAAACACCGAAAAATATGTCAGTTGCCTAACCTCATGGCGTCGTGACTACACAATCGGGCTTGTCAGCCAAGTGGTTAACACCGAAAATGACACCTTGGGCAAGGCAATCGTGGAAAAAAACATGATCGACAATCACCGCGCTATATTTCAAGCGTTTGAAATTGATTCTACGTTGTCAGGCATATGCACCAAGGCCGTCGTCGTTTCGGACACGGGGATTGAGTACATAGCAGGTAATCTGAGCAAGTTCATTGCGATTGAGATTAATATTAGTGTAGACTATCAAGAGTAAAATATTATTAAAATTATCTAGCAACATTATTAGGAGCATACCTCATGGCGTCAATTCAAACACGTAGCAGTGTTCTAGCTATCAAAAAAGAAATTACCGAAGGCACACCCGTATTACCTACCGTCGCAACTGATTACGTTGCGTTGCAAGATACGTTTGCAATGGAAGGCGGTTTTGCTTTGCTTGATAACGCAGAAATGAAATCATCGATCGGCATGTCAAAAAAAATCATTGGAGCCGAAGCACCCACCGCAAGTTTAGATCATTACTTGCGTCATAGCGGCGTTGAAGGCCAAGCGCCAAATTACGGCGTTCTCCTCGAAGCTGCTTTGGGTGCGGTATCGATAGCCTCAACAGAATATCCGACCGTTGCCGCTTCGACTACATCGGTAATCAAAGTCAATACAGGAATTGGCGCATCCTTTGAACGAGGCGAAGCGCTTTTAATTAAAGACGCTACAAATGGATACCGCATCCGTTGTATCGAATCGGTGGCAGGTGATAACTTAACAATCGGTTTTCAAGTCCCAGTAGCTCCCGCTGTAAGTGTTAACCTTGGAAAGTGCGTACTCTATAAACCAGCAAACACTGGGCACCCAACGCTTAGTCTGTTTCACTATCTCGGTAATGGCGGCGCAACTCAAGCACTCGCTGGCGGTCGCGTTACATCTGCAGCAATCAGCATTAGCGCTGGCGAGTTGATTAACGCTTCCTATTCGATCGAAGGCGTTAGCTATTATTTTGATCCGATTGAGGTTGTCACCGGCGCGAGCATCATTAATTTCAATGACGGCGCGCCAAAGACTGCATCTATTCCATTAAAACTATACAAGTCACCTATTGAATTAGCCGACGCTATTGCCCTAGCGATGACAGCCTCTCATGGCGCTGCAGTTGCTTGCACGTATTCTAGCACCACTGGAAAATTTACAGTGTCTCAAGTCGCATCGATCGCAATCACTTGGCTCACAGGCGCTAACAGTATCGGGGCCACTTTAGGCTTCACCGCTGACGTGTCGGCAATTGTTACCAGCACTTCAAACGTAGCCATCTCGTTTGCTAGTCCTCAAACGCCGTCATTTGATAACAGTGATCCACTGGCGGCCAAAGACAATGAAGTGATGTTAGGAATCGGCTCCGATGTTGCATGTTTCGCGGCTAGTACCGTTACCTATACAATCGATACGCCAAAAGCTGACATTATGTCGGTTTGTTCAGTCTCTGGAAAACAGGGTTCCGTTATTCAAAGTCGCGCCTGTACAATTGCAGTAAACGCTCTCTTAGATAAATATGACGCAAGCGAATTTGAGCGCTTTCGTGTCGGTACAGAAATAAAATTTCAGTATTCTTTCGGCGTCAAATCGGCAGGGAATTGGGTCGCTGGCAAATCGGGAGCTTTGTTTGCTCCAACAGCAAGTATCAGCAAATTTGTAATAGCTGATAATAATGGATTGGTTGAACTACAATTAGAACTAACAGCCTTTGTTAACAATGCTGGTAGCGGTGAAGTATTTATTTCGTTCGTCTAAGGAGTGTTTGTGAAAACTGTAAAATACGTCCCAGAAATTTGCAAGGTTGAGGGTTCAAGTTGGAGCGGCTTTATCATGTTAAAGCTCCCAACTTTCGATCAAAAGTGCGAATATATTGACCAAATCCAGTCATTGATGGAAGAGTATTCGGGCCTCGATGAAACCAAGAAAAACATGCGCATTGCGCGTGCAATGGTGAAAATGAGCGCCGAGCACTATGAATCATGCGAGTTGGTTCATACTGATGGGACCGTGGTTAAATCATTCGATGATTTGCAATATGTGGAGTCCTTGCACGGTACGCTTGTCGAAGTTTCGGGCCTAATGGCCCAAGGCTTCAAAGTGGGAAACGTCTGAGGGCGGCTATTGTCATGCAAACTAGGGCCAGCTATCGCGGCTCTAAAATGCAAAATGAAGCCGCCCATTACGTGGCCGAGTATTCGCAGCGCAAGCGTCTGGCCGCGCTCGGGTACACAACAAATATTTCTGAGCTGTCCGCGCTAAAAGCTGAAATTTTTGGTATAATTGATTGCGAGATTGATAGTTGTCAAAACTCAGCGGGAGCAAAAAATGGCCGACGATAAAGTTGAAATTATCATTAGTGTCGATGCCGATCAAGCCGCGGCAGCGCTCAAGAATTTTGAGCAATCAAGCGTCAAGTCATTAACAAAAGTACAAAACACATCTGCTAGCACATCAAAAGCGGCGGCCTCTGGATTTGATGCTATAAAAGGCTCGATTACTGGGCTTTTGCCTGTAATGGGACCAGTTGCCATTGCGATTGCTGTAGCTTCGGCAGCGTACCAAGCATTTACAAAAGCGATGAATGAGGCTGCAGAGGCTACTAAGCTCAACTTGCAGATTAATGCTGCGTTAATCGCTACTGATGAAGCGGGTGTTGGCGCAACTGAGTCAATTCTAGCTTATGCCGAGTCACTTAGTTCTTTGACTGGTGTTAATGACGACGCAATAGCGACTAGCTTTATTTTAGCTAAGTCATTTGGTTTGACTACAGAGCAATCAAAGAAATTAACAACCGCGGCACTCGATTTATCTGCGGCCACTGGGCAAGACCTTGACACCGCAACGCGCCTATTGGCTCAAACTTTCGATGGGACAATTGGGAAGGCTGGCAATCTCGGCTCCGAGTTTAGGAATTTAACCGAAGCGCAATTAAAATCAGGCGCGGCTATTGACCTCGTTACTCAAAAATATGCTGGCGCTGGCGCCGCCGCACTTAATACTTATGAAGGTCAAGCAAACCGCCTGTCGAATTCCATTGACGACTTATATAAAGCGTTGGGACGCAGCACTACAATTGATGACGGAAGCGGCGTAAAATCATTCTTGGCCGGTGTTGCGGAAGGCATTGCAAACATAATAAACAAGGGTAAAGACGCTGAGCAAACGCGCAATGCATTGCAACGTATTGCCTCGATTGACTTCAATCCAATCGGAGAACAGAGCAAGGAACTATCTACAATTGTCTCAGAATTGGCTGCAGAAGCTGATAATTCGGCCAAGAAAATTAGTTCTATTGGACTTGGCGCGGACTACTCTTTCACTCAAATGTTATCAGCAATACAGCCCGTTAAAAAGTCTTTAGAATTGACGGGTAAAGCTCTTGAGGACGCCACCAAAAAAGCAAAAGACTTGTTCGAATCGGGACAAAAATTTAAGGACTCGATACTCTCAAGTTTTGGGGATCAGACTGCTACCGAAGCAAACAAAGCTAGCCAAGCTATTTTAGGTGTTGAAAAGGCGTTTCGTGAGGGCTTAATAAAAACCCAAAAGGACGCATACGATTTAAAATTAACGATAGTAAAAAGCTTTAACGATAAGCAAGCACAGCTTCAAAAGACAAGCAATGAAAAGGAACTTTCCGAGGCTGAAAAACAAGCCAAAGATTTGGCAGATATTGCTGCAAAAGAGCAGACAAGAATTACCGCTTTGTTTGCAAATCCTTTCAAATTTGAAATAAAAACGAACATTGAGGGCGGTATTGATTGGAAGGCAGCGGGTAAAGATTTTGGAATTGCGGCTGCAGGAATGATTGCGTTGGCAGGTAAAGGTAAAGAGGGCGCAAAATCAGCCGTCGCATTGGGTGCCGGAGCGGTTGCAAGCGCTTATTTGGGACCCACGGCAGGGCCAATTGTTGAACAAATAGTATTGCTACTATCAAACGGTAAAGTCATGGGGGCAATAGTAAAAGAATTTGTCAAGGCATTGCCGGAGGTGTTCATTGCCATTGCCGAGGCCATACCAGAAATTATGGCTGCAATTATTGAAACTGTTTTTACACCAGAATTTTTAATTCGTTTAGGCTTTGCGATCGGTAAAGCTTTTATCTCAGTAGTCACCCTCGGATTACTAAATTTTGCGCCTGAATGGGGACGTAAAATTGGCGAATATCTTACGCAATCTTTTGACGGTTCGGGTGTTGCCGAGCAATTGGCTAATGCAGGTGCTGAAATTGCTCAATTTTTTCAAGGGTTTGCTACGGCTTTAGCCGAAGCATTTAAACCAATCACTGATCCCATTGAAAGACTAATCAAGGCTATTGACGCGGCTTCGGGAAAGGGTGGCGGGCGTGGTATAGTTGCGGAAGCGGGCGGTAAAGGTGGCGGGCGTGGTGTAGCGACCGAAACACTTGACAAAATTATGGGTTTCGCAAAAGGCGGCATGGTAAAACCATTTTATTTTGCAAACGGTACGGACACAGTTCCGGCAATGTTGACACCAGGTGAGATGGTTATTCCGCGCGACATGGTGGGAGCACTCGGAGCTTTCTTGTCGCAAGCTAATTCTAATCCTGAGACGTCAAATGATACAGCAATCCTCGCAGCAATCTTGGTAGCATTACAAACGCCAATGACCGTAAATGCCGAGGCAAAAGTCAATCAATCGGCATTCGCTGATATTATTCTTCAATTAAACCGACAGAACTTGAGGCTGCAGGCATGACCTTTGAAAATACTAACGCAAGATTTTGCTCAAACAACTATTTCGATGTCGGGCTTTCGGCGTCTAGTTCTATGCCGGATTACCCTGCGAGCAATCTTGTTTCTACGATTAGAAGTCGGCTATGGAAACCGGCGGGTATATTCGAGGTTTCGGCATCGACGAACAAGGTTTATATTAATGGCACAACGTACACAATACCCGTTGCAACGTACACTCTAGCCACGTTGATTACAGCATTCAATACAGCAACAAGCCAAACACTATCGCGCAACGCACTGGGCCGCTTTGTAATCACTTTAGGCGCCTCAGGTACTCTTAACTTGTCTAGCACAACTAATGCGATTTGGGACGTTCTGGGTTTTTTAGGGACGACCGATATTGTGGCCTCCGGTTTCACAGGCGATGAGCGCAGATATTCAACAGGCGAATGGATCAAAGTTGATATGGGCATAGCTCAAATGGCGGACTTTGCAGCTTTGATCATGCCAGCAAACGACAAATTTTCGGCACCCACGGCTGTTATAAAGCTTCAAGGAAACAACCTCGACGTGTGGTCATCTCCTCCTGTCAATTTAACCATGGCGATATCGGGCGACGGAGCTTTCATTGCGCCACCAAGCACAACACAAGCTTGTCGGTTTTGGCGCATATTGATCACAGACAGAACTAATAACAGCCTATCGTTTGCAGTAGCTCATGTGGGCAACGCTATGACGCTGACCAATACTAATATCGCGACTGGGTTTAGCCGTAACCGCGAGGATCAAAGTGTGAATATGTACTCTGAATCGGGTCAATTATATGTTGACCGTAGGCCAAAAGTGACCAAGATTTCATCGGTTCAAGTCCAAATGTTAAAACAATCCGAATTGATTGAAGTAGAACAATTGTTTTATGATCTCGGCAACAATGTTCCATTCTTTTTGTGCCTTGATCCAACACTTGCGGTATCATCTAATTTATCGCAGATGACACACTACGTTTCAGTCGTGGGTGGTTTTAATATGAGCCACGTTATTGCAAGTTATTATAATTTGTCTTTAGAATTGAGAGAATATTTATGAGCATTGATTTTTATCCCAAAAATTCATACTGGCTTGTGGCCGGTGGTAGTACGGTGCAACTTGGAGCGTATACCAATGCAACTTGGGGTGATTTTGCGTTGGCTCAAATCAGAGTTTATAATAAAAATGTTAGTGCCTACAGCTATCAAATGAGAATTGTTGTGTCGGCTAGTCTAAACGGCACGTCATTAGCAGCCAGCGAATACTTTACCTTTAGCAATGCGTCTACCGGCCAGACAACTTCGGAGTGGCTCGGTGATGTTACCTTTGACATTGCGCCATACAATTTTATTAACACAGAAGTTTACTACGCAAGATTAGAATTGATCGGATACACACGTGCTGCGAGGCCGTTAGGCAACACCCAATATCTGGCAGTTTGGTGCGATTGGATGCAGCCACTAGGCACAAACAACACAGGCGCGGCAAGAATCGCAATGGGTGTTAACCGATGACATTTGCTACAGAAGCA